CGATGAATGAGCCTGATGTGTTCCATTTACCAACAGGGGTCACCATAGCCGATGGCACAAAACTGACGTTGAGTAAACCGTATTCTACAAAATCTGTAAACGAGATTTTCAACAACGACAGCGAGAGTGTATTGACCAAAAATCTTGGTCAGTTGCTTACAGGAACGAGAGATACGAACAGTCTTTTCCTAACCGACGCATATCTGTGTGCTTGGAGTCCCAACTTGGGTCGGCCTCACACATTCTATTCAGATGCCAGCCGAACTTGGATTACAAACGGTGTCAATCACACCTCAGACAGAGCCGTTGATAACGCTGCATACAACAGTATGCCACAGCACTTTGAGACAATTCACTATCAAGATGTCAATTACGCAGCGAGTCATGGCCCACTTACGTTACGAATGAAAACACCAGTGCCTCCCAAGCCGCTTACTGGCACTGTCAGTTCGGTTGCGACTACAACTGTTACCGTTATCACAATGAGTGACACGGTTACTGGCGTAAGTAACGGAGATGTTTTGTTTGCTAAGGGTCGAGTTCTCGGTAGAGTAAACGGTGTTAGCGGTGCTGACATTACGCTCTACACCAAGATATTTGAGAGCAATCTTGTATCAGGCGATAAGGTTTATCTTGACGGTGATGGCGAAGTCTTGAGTGGCTCAGACATCAATGCTATCAGTGGTTTATCACCTCAAAGTGGCACTTTTATGCTTTCAAACTACTGGCCGTGTGGTAGTCGTGGTGGCCCACTCGTTAGTCGATTAGATGGCTACGCTGCTGCTGCTGCTGCATGGCACTTACCGCAAAGTTACACACACAATGGTGGGATTCATTGGGAAGACGATGATGATGGTAGTTATCCAACTGTTTCTAACGGTGTAAGCACTGGCTCACTCAGCGCTCTACGCACATATCCATTTGGTTATCGCTTTGGACTACGACAGGCTTGGAACAGACCTCAGTGGGGTCACTATGGTATGCGAGCATTCCAAGAACAAGCCACTCACTCAGGTGCAAGCAATCTTGCTGTTGGCTACAAAGCAGGGCCACTGACTGAGTATGAGAGTATATCAAGTAACGGGTGGCTTTACGCTGGCGGAGACAGCACGCAAAGCAACACCAACCTACCAACTACCTACGTTGGTATTCTTGAGCGTAGCACAACGGCTGCTGGTATGTTGAATGCTGACAAATACGAATGGCAAGTGCGCTACAGCGATGGACGACGAATGACGAGAGGGTTTGGGTGTGCTTTACGCACTTTGCGAAACTCCAGCACAGTCATACGAGATTGGTGGGGCGATTCCGCTGGTATGGGAATGTTGTATTACAAAGACGCTGTATCGTATTATCTCATTGACTGGTGGGGTAACACTCGTGGTGAGGATGTCCGTCGCTTCCCAGTGCGAAGTTTTGGTATCAATCCGTCTTGGGATGCTGGAGACGCATACGAGTATGATAGGGTTAATGACCCCAGCCGCACACCATTTGAGCGAGTTTGGAACAATGGCAAGCCTATCTTCAATTTGAAGGGTATCGTTGATTTCAGCAACGGTAACGTGCTTTCATCTCCAACGGCCACGATACCTCGCTTTGGTGGTAGAAAGAACACTGGTAACAACAACACAGATACTACGTTGGTCGATGTGTTTGCTCCTACCAATGCGCTACGAGTAGGAGACATGGGTAACGGACGTGGTGTGCGATTCCCAACACAATTCAATGAAGACAGATTGGTTGAACTCAGCGCAGTATACCAAAACTCAGGTGTGGTGTTATCAAGCAACACTGCTGAACCTACATTCGGTCAAGGTTTGATTCGACCAAGAAACGACGCACTACAACCAAGTGAAATCGTCAGAGGTATCAGTGCTCGATTGGAGGTTGATGAAGATGGGTTGCTCAAACCTGAAGCAACGGTTAGCGACAAGGTAGAATCCATTAGCGGAACATCGGTTCACAAGGATGCTGTTTCTCGCTCGTCACCACGAATCGGTATTGACGGAGACACCATAGAATCCTTGACTGGTAGCAACGCCAACATGGTAGCCATCAACTCAGAAGCACACAGCCTACACACCAACAGAGGTGTGGGTCAGAGAGTTGTGTTGCATGGTGGTATGCAGTCAGGTTCTCAGACGCTTGGTGACTACGACTTGACATCCTTGTCCTTCGCTGCTCAGCCTCATGGTGGTGTAATGCGATTTAGTCACACGAGTAATTTCAAGCCTATGGGTGGGACTTACATCTTAGAGGCTCGCAGTTTCGCCAGCCCATTCGATGATACAGGCTGGGGACGAAGTGGTATGAGTGGCACAAAGACAAGCAACCCATACCAAACAACGAGTTCTGTAGCCAGTCAGACAAACATGACTGACGATGCAATTCAGTTTATGCTACGACCTATACGACTTCTTGACAACCAGCATATCGCTGTATTTAGACCAGCATTGGCTTTGCACACCGATAGTAAGCAAAACGGTAGCACTGCGTTTACAGCCACCGCTGGTGGTAAGTATGGGTTGTTTACTTACTCGACTCCAAACGGTAGAGCAAGCAGTGGGTCATACATGCGTGCTACCAACCCTGACACATCAGCACCATACCAACCAGTGTATCTCGTTGAAAGCAGTAGCGACACTGTGCCAGTATCGAAAGGGCCAAAGTTACCGGGAACAGAGGTTACTGGCTTTGATAAGACAACACTGAAGAGCACTGTTACTCGACTTATCATCAGTGAAAACACACTACAGCACTTCAAGAGCGATGCTCCAAGAAGAACTGGTGAGAGTAAGGACTACACCGTCAAACCAAGATTCAGTCAATCGTTGCACAGCAAGGGACATAAAGAGGATGTATCGTTCAATACATCAGACCACAGTGGTGATGCATGATGGGTTTACTCAAGGACAAACGAGCAACAGCCGACACGGATGTTGTGATGAAAGCAGTGCGTAAACCAAAGTTCGTGGACAACGCCCTTCATCTTGGTGAGTATACACCACAGAAGAACTTGGAGAAGAAGGTCACGGTGAGGCAACGCAAGACCACCACCTATGCTGTCTCTACACCACACACTTACACCATGACAGAACTACAGGATTCTGTTATCCTAAAACACACAGGCACGCATGGGCGAAACTACGAAGGTTCTGTGGTCTACTTGGGTTCAAGCATTACCAGTGACAGTGACAAAAACAAACCAGTGTTGCTTTATGGTAAAGGTGCTGAAAGTGAGCGACTGCGAACATCATCGGTTCTCAATAGCGGAACAGGAACTACATTCGCTCTAAGGAACATGAAGGGTAAGACACTCGATGGCGTTGGCTTTTCTCAGAGGCAAGCACACTTTGGACAACCAATTGATGCTGGCTTAAGAACAACAGACTTGGCAATACGCATCAGTAGAGACATCGCTGATTCTCTTACGTCCGTGAACATCGCACTACCATTGAGTCCGAGTAACTCCCAAGTCGATAGAAGGCTACACAGCAACAGTTTCGTCGGCGTAGACTTTCACGGTATCACACTTGTTGATGCTCTACGGTTCATTAGTCGCCATGATGGTCGAGTCATCCACTTTGACAGGTTTGGTAACTTGCTTTACGTTCCGTTCCAGTTTGAAGAGAAGAGTCGATTTATCGACCATAACGCTCGCACTGGCCCTGCTGTCAATAACCCAATTGAGAACATATCGAACAGGGTCATCGTAGAGGGTCTACCAACGGCTGTAAACGATACCGCCTTTGCTGAGGTAAACAACTCAGAGAAGCAGTCAGGTCGGGCTGGTGAAGTGTTAGAAGAGCCACAGGTTGTCGGTGACTTCACTGTGCGAAGCAACGAGCAAGCAAGAGAGATAGGTCGTAACATATTGAAGGCCAATGCAGTCATGCTTGGTAATCTCACAAGCGCTGGTCACCCTAACAGTTGGGATTTGAGGCCGGGTATGATTATCGAGTATGACGGACAAAGAAAAATCTTAGTCGAGGTAAGACACAGATTATCTCAGAACATCGCTGACCTTGTATTCTTGAGCGTAGAAGGTGGTATCGAAGGTGTGCTGCAAGGCATTCTTGAAGGCACAAAGAACACTGGCGAGCAAGACGATACTATTGAACAGATTCTTGAGAAGAATATGGCTCTGTTTGGTGACATTGAGATTGTCTCAGTTGTCATAACAGAAGTTGTTGGACACGGTGTTTCAGGCGATGGTTTCATCATAGGACGAGGTATGGGTAGGGGTGTCGTAGGTAAAAGCGGTGACAAAGAAGTCGTAGGCGGTAGCAAAACTGCAAGATTTACAGAAAGAGGTGAGTAAATGCCAGTATCAAATCATGTAAGACGGTTGTTGATTGAGACAATTGCTGATAACATCAATGAGATGGTCATTGGTTTCGACGGTAACCCTGCTACAAAAAGCGATGGCGCTGCTGGTAGACCTGCTAAAGTTATCAATCCTACAGTGCGTATCGTGAGCGATTCTTCACTACTGGTCGAGGGATTCTTAGACGCATCGCATTCCTTCAACGAGTCACTCAAAGAAGTCTTTATTCAATTTAGAGGCGCACTCAATACTATTCCAATAGCGAGACACACTATAGCATCGTTTACGAAAACAACATCTAACGAGATACGAATACAGATACTCATTGAGGTGAAATAATGGCAGACAATCCAATATCAGGACATACAGCAGGGGCAAACGACGGACTACGAGACGGTGACCACATCCTATCTCCGTCGCTAACGAACATCTACGAAGGACTACACGGCAACGGTGTGCTCAATGCACATGATACAGCCTTTGGTAGTAGCGACAGAAACACACCAGCGAGTCTACCCGGTGCTGTATCGAGTTCTGTTGCTCATCAAGTCGTTGTCAAGGCTTGTAGTGTTATTCTTGATGGTGTGCCTTACACCATTGACAACGGCTCAGGTGGCGACGTTACACTGAATTTGACATCGACAGGTAATAATCTGACAAACACAACCACTGTTGCTTTGACATCAGGACAAGAGTGTCTATTCGTCATTGTAGCCACTTCACAAGGAGCAAAATTCATTCAAACCACACCCGTCACAACCGCCGCTGGTGCTTACTCAGACATATCAGGTTCAATTGCTGACAGTTATTTGAAAATGACCAATAACGGCCCATCAAACAACAGACAAACTGTGGTCTTGGCTACCATCAGGGCTACGTTCAACGGTAGTGCCGCTGTTGCAAACGACCTTAACCTCACACTGTCTGAAATCAACGACAAGCGAGTCTTTGTCCGACCCTCACCGTTCTATTTGTCTCCCGTAACTACGGGTGCGGTAGGCTCGACAGACCACTTGAACACACATACCGCTTTGGAAGACATTCACGGCACTGGTGAAGAAGGAGACTTCGGTAGTAACGGTGTGCTATGGCTGTCGTATAACGAGGATGACAACCTACCAAACCTCTACTTCAGTGCTAAGGATGGGTCAAACCGTCACACACATTTGCTTGGCCCGAATCGTATCAAGACAATCACAGCATCATCAGGAACAGTAACCTTTGATTTTGACGAGGCTCAGGTGTTTGAATGCAACGCAGGTGGTGCAATCAATCTCAATCCAGCGGCATCAGGATTCCCACCGGGTCATACAGTTATCGTCAGTGTGCCGAGTGGTAGTGCTGTAACCTTTGATAGCGGTGGGTTGGGTGCTGCTTTGACTGCTGGTGATGCTGCTTTATTTGTATACAACGGAACTGCTTGGAAGCGAATCATGGTGAGCGCTACAACAACCAGTAACGCAAGCGGTGCTGTCGGCTTGATTCAGTTCTCTGACGGTGCTGGTAATCACAACAGCGATGCTAAGTTGTTTTGGACTGCTGGTTCGTCTACACTCACTGTCAATGGTAAATTGACTGTTACAGGACTGATTGACCCTACTGGGCTTGAACTCACACCAGTGGGCGCTAATCCCGGTGGAACTGCCGCCAACACGCTTTGGATGGACACTGGTGCATCTAATGCTTTGAAGCATGGAGCAAACACGGTTCTTAACTCAGCATCGAGCGTTGCTGATTTGAGCGATGTAACAGCGGCAGGTTCGGGTTCAATCATATCTACAGCCGAGCGCACAAAACTCACAGGTATTGCGACTTCAGCCGATGTTACTGATGCAACAAACGTCAATGCCGCTATTGCTGGTCACACTTACACAGCGGCGACAGTCGCTGCCAACGACAAGGTGCTGATACAAGACACGGATGATAGCAACAATATCAAGACGGTTACTGCTACTTCTATAGCGGCATTGGGCGGCGGTGGAGGTGGTGGCACAAACATAGCCGATGCTGACTCAGATACGAAAATAGATGTTGAAGCGTCTTCTGATGAGGACAAAATACGCTTCGATACCGCTGGCTCTGAGAGAATGATTATTGACGAGAATGGGAAAGTTGGTATCGGCACATCTTCTCCTGATGTAGATTTAGATGTCAAAAAATCAGCAACTACGATTGCAAGAGTAGCAAGCACAGGCTCGCATGCGAACTTGCGTTTTGGTCGAGCAAGTTCTTCTTATGATGCCGCAATGTTGTTTTATGACGATATGGCTTCTACTCCTTCATTACAATGGCGTATTCAAATGACCAGTGGTGGAACTGATTTATCCATTCGTGACGAAGATGGAAGTCCTGATGGTCAAGAGATAATGAAATTCAAAGATGGTGGCGGTATTGATATTAATTGTGATGTAGCGGTTGCATCAGGTCATAGCATCACCGTAGGCGGAACAGCAGTTGCTCTTACGAGTGCGCTTGGGGCTTACCAGTTAGCAGGTGCGTCTGAAAGCGAGCCGTTTACCCCTATTGGTTCAGGTGGAGGGGGAACGTGGGCAGGGTCGCCCCCCGCTACAATTCAAGAGGCTATTGACAGGTTAGCAATTCAACTTGCGGCATTAGGTGGCCCGATTCCATGATGGCGTTAATGGCTCTACTGGCATTCATCGCAGGGTTTGTCCTGACATGGCTCGCTACGATTGGCGATTGAAGGCGCTATCTTGCCATATGTGACCGCATTCTTTGCACTGCCACAGGCTTATGCGCTTACGGTCACCATCAAGATAACGTGCTTGTAGCCTTCTTGGAATGTGCTTGTGTGTGCAAGCCCTGCACTTTACTGTGAGTTTGTCAAGGAGTCTTCCCATCACTCAGCACCTCTACGCCCGATGACATCATCAATGCGTAGGATAGCACATGAGACTTCTGTTGCTCCGTTGATAGCACTGCGAATAAGCGATGTTGGTTCAAATACCCCCGTCATGCTACGCACGCCTCCATTTTCTACGTCAGGGCCATAGAACTCAGGAAGTTTGTGTCGCATAGCCAAGACCGTATCAAGTGGGTCATAACCTGCGTTTTCAGCGATGGTAGCAGGGATGGCTTCAAGAGCATCAGCAAACGCTTCAATCGCCATTTGAGCACGCCCACCAACCTCAGAAGCGTTGGCACGCAAGTGAGCAGCGATGGCGACATATGTAGAGCCACCACCGAAGCGTATAGAGTCGCCGTTCTTGACCAGTGACACAACACCCAATGCGTCGTCAAACCCTCGCTGAATCTCATCGAGAGTGGATTGCGTAGCGCCCTTCAGTATCAGTGTGGATTCTCTGTGAGTAGTCATGCACTCCTTTGCTAATGAATTAACATACAGATACGGCACGTCGTTGTGAATAACACGGTCAATGTGACCTATGCCCGTTGTTGATGATGGCTCAGGAGTCATGTGGATTGGAGTGTTCATCAACTCATTTGACAGTCTACGCATTGTGCTCTCAGGCACACGTTGCACGATAGAGATACCTTGCTTGCGTAGATATGCAATCGCAGTATCATGCACTGCGTCACGACATAGCACAACACCAGCACCACTACTCACTACAGCCTTAGCCGCCTCAAGCAGTTTGTCTCGACCCATCGCTTGGACTTGGCTGTAGGAGTTTGCATCGGACACCTGAACAGATACGTTTGCGCTCTCTTTGCCTTCGGTCAAGCCACCATTGAGAAGTAGTATCTCCACGCCATCTTCGTTGTCCCAGTTACGAAACTCATCTCCACCACCGATGAAGTCTTTGTCAAGCACTACACCGTTGTAAAGCCACGAGTCAGCAAGAGAGCCACCGGGAACAGCGAGTGTCTTCACGTCACGAGCGTTTCCTATTGTCTTGATAGTCTCAACGCACAGGTTAGCAACCTTCTCTTCGGATGCTTCAAGCGACTTACCAGTAATCGCAGTCTTTGCTATATCGAAGAGTAAGTCATCCTTCACCTCGCCAATACTCATCTTACTCAAGCACTCAACAGCCATGTTTCGTGCTGTTGAGTAGCCCTTGATAATCACGTTAGGGTGCAAGCCCTTACTGAATAGACCCTCTGAGTTAGCGAGCAATTGACTCGCAAGAACGACTGTGCTTGTAGTGCCATCGTATGCGTTTGCTTCTTGCATCTTCGATACTTCTACCACCATCTTGGCGGCAGGGTGAGCAGTGTCTACTTCTCGTAGAATAGTAGCACCATCGTTGGTCACGATGACGTTACCACCACCATCCACCATCATCTTGTCCATACCCAATGGCCCAAGTGTCGTTCTTACAGTTTCAGCGATACGCTTGACTGCTTCAATGTTTAGCCTCTGTGTTGTATTGTTATCTGTCATATCCAATCTACCTCAATTTCAACTATAGAGCCGTCGTCCATACTTCGGCTCTTTACAATACCATTGTCACGACCATACATGTAGAGGTCGTATGTCAATTGGCAGTCTTTGAGGCAGTAGTCGGCTACCTCAAGGAATTTACCTTCACGCCATGCCGTTGGTGCATCGCTACTTTGCATACTCTTCGATGAGTCGAGAGTAGAACGAACAAGAGTATCAAGCGTCGTGTGAACTTTACCCACACTCAATGCTGCTTTATCAACCAACATCTTGGTATCAATGATACTCTCGCTCTTACCAATCAGTTCACCTGCTGTCCAGCAGTCCAGTGCGGCGTTTAGCACTGGTAAGTCAAACTTGCGAATGTTGTGACCGAGAATCTTACCACCATTGTCAATGTGCTTCTGTAAGTGGTCGCCTAACGTGCGAGGATGTAGGTCATGCACTGTGGCATTAGCCATCTCTATGTCCTCTTTGGCGAAAACGTGACCGTCGTTGCCGTCCCATGTAGCGACGACTGTGGGTTCAAACAAACTGTGTTTGTCCCAACCACCTATCTCCCAAGAGAAGTTGCCAGTTTCAATATCAAGTGCCATTACATCGCTCATACTCATGCCTCCGTGTATTCCCAGTAAATGTATTCTTCAGTTTCAATCTTGAGTTTGAGATTATGCTGGTTATCATCTTCGCTCATCAAGCCCACCATCCTACTGCTTTGTTGATGAAACCATAGTGTCCTTCAGGTTGGACTGGCATACCATTGTATTCAGCCCAGCACTTCTCACTACAAAAATGTCTCACACCTACAGCGGTATGGTCATCGAATTTTGCATCTTTCTCGCAAAGGACACACTTCATGCATCCACCTCCTTTTGACGGATGTAGACGGTAGAGCCATCCTTAGCCGCATCAAACATGTGAGCACCCCACTTGGAGAAGCGATTGAACGCAGTGCCACGAGTGACTTGCTCAGCGATACAGTATTGCTTGATGACAGCCGACTTCTTACGCCAGCCCTCACCACGCTTGTCCAATTCAACTGGTGCAACTGTGTTGTATGCATTGACCCAGTTCTTTGCATGGTTGGCCTTCTCGGTTTGCTTAGCACCGACTTCAACCTCACCTTCAAGCCATAGAATCAGATTCTTGAACAGGTCGTAGATAATCTCCTTCGCCATGTCAAGATGCTCACCAGTGATAACCCACTTCTCATCCATCATGGCGATGTGAGTAGCGAGGATGACTGAGTAGTTCTCCATAGCGGGAATAAACGATGCGACGACGTTACCGATAGCGAAGTTCAAACCGTCCAGTAGCGAATACAAGTCCTCAACCAAGTCGTATGTAGCCACATAGAATGACTCGTCGGCTGTGAACATCTCGTTCATGACAGACTGGACGACATCTTCTTGCTCTTCACGAGTCATACCATCCCATTCAGTGAATGAAATCTCAGTCAGGTTCAGAACTCGGTCACGCAGTCGCTTCTCAAGCCCAGTGAAGTAGTCGATAATCTCCTCGTAGGACAACTTTTGCTTAGGGGTCTTTGTAAACGCACGCTCCATACGTTTCATACTGACTCCCATACGTCTATCCATGTCCCAGTCAGACCAATACAACAGAACACGCTGGAAGATACCCTTCGTTAAAACATACTCCTTAACACCAGCAGGTGGGTAGGTTGTAATCCACAGTGAGACAAGTGATTCAGTCTCGATACGGCGACCACTCAAGTGCTTAACAAGGATGTTTGAGTTGCTACCAATCGGGTTACATGCTGACTGTAGATACAGAACAGTCTCTTGCGAGTGCTTGCCGGGATTGAGGATAATACTACCTTCGTCAAAGTTCAGTGCCTTCTGACCAGCAAGCATACCCTCTGTTTGAACAGCCACTTGTTCTTTCTTTCCGTTCTCATCAACGACTGTCTCATTGGTGACACCACCAATCAGTCCAGCGTCAGACCCTGATGTATACATGTCTTGATGCAAACCACAGTCCTTCAGCACGTCACCTACAAACTCCCATGCTACCGACTTACCAGTCCTCGATGGTTGAATCCAAAAGACGTGGACTCGTGGGTCAAGGTGGCTTGCATCCCACGGTATGCGAATGAAGGGCGCTGCTATCTGTCCTTGTATGTAAAAGAATGATAGCATCGCTGGGATGTCGTTGTCAATACTTGTTCTACTAAATCTCTCAACATAGCCATCGAAGAACGGGTAGTTCTTGACTGCCATGTAATCTTGTGCTTCTCTCATAATGTCTCTACCTCTTACTGTTCCTTTATATATCAACTTTCAATCTTAGTTGTCTTGATTGTCCGTTGTATCGTCTGAACATTATACTTCTATTCTACTCAGCATATAATCATAGTGTATAGACAAGACATCGGACAGGCTATACAACTATGTATTATGATGTTGCTTTAAAAACCCCTCTTGCGCTTGACGTTTCGCTCAATATGAACAGGTGATTCGCTGGTCAAAACACTGACAATGAGTTGCCTTTTCTTGTCACCAAGCCCCTTTACTTGCTTCAATGACTCAGGGAAACACATCTCCTCCAAGTTACCACACTTGTCCAGTAAACGCTCAGCCAACTCAGCACCTACGCCGGGTATTGTAAGCAACATGTCTACACGCACGTCATTCGTAGATACCCTACGAATAGCATGAGCGCCATGCTTACTGGCTGGTTTGTGCAACTTGTTGTGTAACTTTGTGATGAACATGGCCGCTTCGCTGACGTTAGCAGTGAAGAAAACTTGACAGTCGAAGTCAGCCATGATGCGAGCAATCGTGCCAGTGAGTTCGTTTTGCACTCTACTGTGAGTCAGGAATCGACCCTGCTTCTTGGCGAAGGCCACATACTTGGCTATTGAACCATGAATGACAAGGAAGAAACGCTCGTAGTTGGCATCCATGTTGTCCAGTTGTCGCCATAGATGACCGCTGTGACTCGATTGAAACAAGTCTGTAACACTCTTCGCTTCTACGCAAGCAGCGCCTAACAGGTAGTCACCGACAACGAGAGGTTGTCTGACGACGTTCAATCCTTCCTTCTTGGCTCTACGCTCTATTGATTCGCATAGAGTTCCTCTTTCGTTTGAGTCAATGATTAGGTCAGGTTTTGGCATCTTTGTCACCCTTTGCTTGATGTTTATGATTGTGGCAATAATCCTCATGAACAACTTGACGACATCTTGTTCCCCTACTGGTTGTGCCTTTACAACGAAAGTGGTCAGGGAGTGTGTCTACGTTCTCTTTACAAGTAGCACAGATGTTCAACTTCACTTTTTGTCTGTTTCTTCTGCTGGTTGCATCGCCACACACTGAGCAGTGATAGCCATGCATTCTGTGTTTAGTTTCCATCTGTATCACCTATGCTACCGTCAAAGTATCGACATCTACCACTGCAAAGCCCATCGTATTCAAGCGTAGCGCACGATGCGGCTGAGTAACCGTTGTTACCAGCGCCGCCAAAGACGATGTTCTCTACTTGTTCACGAGTAATACGAGGGGAGTAATCAACCCATCCCTGCTCTTGTATGATAGCACATATGCGATTAACATGCTCAGCCTTCGCATCATCTTCGATGGCATCAGGTGGATAGAACCAACGCAGTCGTGCGGCAAGATACGATGCTAAGTGAAACCTCGCCTTGTGTGTCGGGTTACCTTCACCGAGGGCTGACTGTGCAAGACATGGAAGCACGATGATGTCACCCAGCGTAATATCAGGTAGCCCTTCGACCTTCTCAATCGTCTTCTTGAATGGGCTTCTACGCTCTGCTACCTTAATAGCAACATCGTTTTGACCATGTTCTATGTAACCACTAACAGGCTCTTGGGCTTTCTCCATCAAATCATCGTGCGTAAGATTGAGAATAGAATCGGAGTCGAGTGGTATGCTCCAGCATCCTCGTCTACTGTTGTATGAGTTTGGAATGCGAATCATACCTGACGTATCGAAGGCAACAGTAGGGTCGTTGCAAGAGAGTGACAGTTTCTTGTGCCACGAGGCTATGAGTTTCCTACCACCCTCTTTGACTCTCGCTACGCTGTAGCCATCTGATGGAGTGTGTATGTTCTGTAGCGGAATCCAAATGTGGAAACCACCACCACTGAACCATACGAAGTGGCGAATGTCTTCACTGAGCAAAAAACGATGTAGCCTTTTAACCTGTTCGTGCATGAAGGAAAAATCAACATCAGCACCACGTTGTTTGAAATCCTTGCAGTCAAAATCCATGACGAAGTGACGGATGATTGGTGTGTCGTAGTCTACTCTATGGTTTCTCGGTGGCTTAGTGGCCCGATAACCGTATGCTGTGAAGTAGACGTTACCGCTACCGTTCTTACCCTTCCAGTATCGTTCCAACTCTTGCCAGTTTCTTACGCAGTAGCGACCACCCTGCTTTCCGTTTGAGGCTATCTCAAGCACCTCACGAGGAAAATCCAGTGTGATGAAGCCCATTGTATCAACCCTCTACGCTTTCTATGAGTGTGACTTGTTCTAACACTTTACTGATAACATCGTCTAAGGTATCGCTGATGTGCTCCAACTTCATCCTTGATGGATGGATGATAATTTCAAAGAGTAAACTTGTCACGTCACCTATATCCTCATGATAATTCTCAATCAAAATCCGTGATGTAGTGTGAACTTTAATTCGTTTTGAAAGAAGAGACGACTCAACTGTGAAATTGTAGGAAGGCCATATCTTGCTTAACGCCTTCTCCATGAGTTTACAGATTGCAAGAAGTCCTTCTCTATCCATACCGTCGCCTCACATGTCTTCAGGGTCAATAGCCAAGTCACCCATCCAAGCAGGGCATAGTTCCATGAAATCACACCAAGCGCACTTATTCTCGTGAGCCTCAGCAGGGAAGTCATCTTTCAGGTGAGCATCAACCAATCGCACGAGTCTCTTCTCTACGGTCTTAGGAGCGTAGCGACCACCCGGCCCTTTCACACTCTCGTAATCCCATAGAGGGCCGTCACCTCCGTTGATACCCCCACCGGGGAACTGCCAACCCCAGCCGATAACTGGTAGGTATTCGATGTGAGGGCTGTGCTCCAGCATCATACGGTAGAACTGCATCTCGGCACGCATCTGAGAGCGCTTACGCTCAACCCACTTACCAGTCTTCAACTCCATCAAGATGATACCAGTGTGGTCTTCGTCAATGAAGATACGGTCAATGTAACCCTTCATGTGAATCGGCACTTCCGTTCCGTCACTGGCTACTATGATTCGCTTTGAGTGAACTTCTACTTCATTAGCGATAGGAAACCAGTCTCTTGAGTTGTCTTGCATGTGTAACAGCCGTTCAAACTGCCAGTCTACATACAGATTGAGTTGAGGCTCTTCACCAAAAACGTAGGGTGTAGGAGGCTTAGGTAGCGACTTACGCAACTCCTTCTTCGCTAAGTTGAGATTGCCTTCAGCGATGAGGTCGTTCACCGTTTGTAGGTTGTCAGATGAGGCTTTCCAAAAGTATTCAACTGCGTCGTGGACGTTAGAGCCACGAATGTGGTGGTCTACCTCTTCGCCCCTCATCCCCAGTATCTTCTCAAAGTAATACTGCTTCGGGCAAAAGTCGAATGTGCCGAGTGAGGATTTTGATATACGAAGTATCTTGTCAGTCATCTCAGGTTGCCAGTTGTATAGGCTCTTCTCGTATGACTCAAGCATCTCAGGATATTTGTATGGCTCATCCTCTTCTTCGTTAGGATTCCAGCGCATCACTTGTCATCTCCGAATTTATTGTATCGTGCTTGAGGGACGTAGTAACGTGACTTCAACTTGTCAAGTCCTGAGTCCTTGTATGCCTCATCTGTTTCCTCGTCATCCATTGTCAGGCGCAAGAGAATGAAGTAACCAATCAGGTCTTCAATCACGTCAATGTCAGACTCGATGGTGTCGCTTCCACGCATGAGTCTACTGAGTTTGTCATCAATCCTGACTCTTAAGCCAGCATCGGGAGGAAGGTCGCTGAAGAAACGGATAGGGTCAAAGGCACTGTCACCATACTGAGCGTTCTTCTCAGCGAGTAGGTTCACTACCTTACCTGCAATCTTGGCACACTTGATTTTGAAAGTCTCTTCTTCAGTCATTCTTCCTCACCAACCTCATCTTTACTGTTCCTTTTTATATCAACTTCAAACGTCATTCCAAACTCAGTGAGTTTGGTTTGTCTTCGTCCATCAGTTGTCAGTCCGTATTCGTCCAGTGTTGTTTGTCTTGTCTTTTTCATTTTGTCACCTCAAAAATATGACTTTGGCATTGTCGCTCCCGAAGCAGCATCAAGCGCCCAGTCAAGGCTCTCGTAGATTCGCATGAGTTTAGATTTAACCATCACACTGAGCACTTTGTCCCAGTCTATGGCGTAGTTCTCCAACTCCGCTTTATCACGGAAAGCAACGAAGTCTACCTTCTTTCGCTCTCCTTTGAGTGTGTAGTAGTCAGGCACGTCATTGTTGAAGCCCTTGACATAAATCCATGATACACTGTCGCCTTTGTTCCATCGCTCTTCAGCATTGGTGGCAACGTGTTGATTGTAATACATGGCGGCTTTGGCTGGTGCGGGTAGGCTCTTGTAGTCCTTGAAGTCCATCGTCAATCGAGACGAGCAAGCCACGTCCTCAATCGGTATCTCACCGTTCTTGACTTGGAGGCTTATCTCCCTCAGCACGTCAGTAACAGCCGTTTCATCAGCACCAGTGCCTATCATTTGCATGGCTACTTGTTGAATGTGCTTGGTCAAACGTGAAGAACTGGAGGCTTTGATTTCATAACCAGCAATCTTCATCTCACCTTTGCTCTTCTCAGGCCACACCTTGATGCCGAAGTAACGATTCTTCACTGGCGCAGTCGTCCAGTAATCGAAGTAAGCCTCAAGTTCAACTTCCATTGTTGGTAACTCAAGTTTGTCCTTAGCAGTCTTGGTCAAGTGCTCTGCAAGCGATGTCGCTTTATCAAATGGAACTTGGATGAAGGCTGAATCTGTGTGACCATAGAGTGATTTGTAACCTTGCTCTTCGCTTTCAGTCAGTAGGTGGTGAATACACTCACGCCCTCTGTGTGTGATAGCGGCGGCTATATCGTTGTCAATCCACATACCTTGTAGGGCTTTCATCCCAGTCATACCGTAGAGTGCATTGACGAGAACCTTCGCCGCTGTTTGCATCATGTCGTAACCGAGTTTCTCATCAGGGTCTGTAGTCTCACGCATAAGTCTCTTGTATTCAGCACGCAGTTCAAGCATCTCTTCTACGATAGCAGGGAGTAAACCTTTCTCCTTTTGACACCAGTGTGAGCCATCGCCCAGTGTCTTGGTAGTCTCTGTAGGTTGGTCACGCTTAGTAAGGTAACATAAATTGTCAGAGAGAATGATGTTAGGATAGAGAGAAGCATAGTCCACAATGGCTACGCCTTCGTGACGACCCGGTATAGGGTCGGGAATGTGGGCGGCAGTGAGTTGTTCACGTCGGTTGTTGATAGCACTCTTGGCTTTCTTGTCCGTCCTTCTACCAACAAGCCCTCTGAAGTATCGAGTGACTTTGTGTGTGCTCGCCCACGAGACACCACACAACTGCTGAGTAGCAACGAAGAAGTCAATGGCGTTGAGTTTCTTGTCGATGTCACGCAGTAACGTAGTATCGAGGAGACAGTAATCTACGAACTCACTCCAGTATTCATACCAACCATTGTGAACGGTCATGCCCTCAATCTCTTCTGTCAGTTTACTGCCAAGTTCAAGCAACTCCGCTATAGTATTCAACTTGCGGTTAGGTAGTTGTCCACGTCCTGACTTTTGCCATAGCGATTCAAAGCCACTACCACTCTTCCAGTGAGCCGCTGAGTCCCAACACAACCTACCCTTGATGGGCTGTTGAGTGTCCTTGTAGCCATCTCTACCTTTGAATGGTCGAATCACTTGACCGAGTGGTGAGAGTTGGTCAGGGTCTTTCAGTCTACGCATCAGGTGTGGTAAGTCAGCCCACATGATAGCATGGGCTACGAGAATGTCAGGGTCACGCTTGTGTAAGAATTTGATGAAGGCTTCATGCATCTCCGCTTCGGAAGGGTAGATTTGCAGTATGTATTCTTCATCACGCACCTTCATGTGTCTCGCACTTACGATGTGTGTTGGATGAGGACAGTTGGTTCTTTCCTCATCAGCCCATGCAAAGACATGCGGAATATCAAGGTCGCTGTCTACAACAGCCATGACGGATGTGAAGTCATCTTTGGTGTCCCACTCCAAATCAAAATACCACACTCGTGGCTTGAACTCAGGTAACTTCTCAGGATAGAGTTGCAGTAGCACTTGGTCGAGATAATTCAAGTCTGCTTCATAAGTAGGCATCTCATCTTTGATGTCCCATAGGTCAGTAGGTCTGTCCACTTCGACCTTCATAAGTGGGGTTTTGTCGATACCAGTGGCACGAATACTCCGATGAATCTGAGCACTGGGGTATCGAGCCATCATACGATTGAGTTTCCACTCAGGTGTGTTCACTGGAATCCAGCAGTGTGGTTTCACATACCTCTCGTCTTCAGGCCATATGTGCTCTTCGTGCAGTATGCCTTCCTTGTCACGAGTCCGTAGGTAGAGATTGGGTTGTCCGAAGTTGTCAGACTCAGCAGGGTAATACCAGTCGATAATCATTCAATCACGCTCGTTGGTCTACGATAACAAGTAGGTCATCATCTTTCTCAAGAGCGATGATAGTCGCTTCGCCTATGTGTATGGTGGCCTCACCACCACCGAGTAGAGCGATGCTGTCCATTAACCACGAGCCGTATGTAGAACTCACGCTACCAGTGACCGGGCCAGTAGAATCACGCAACTCAAGCGTAGTGAACAACTTGGTTTCGTGTCTCTTGCCCGATGATATGAGGAACTCATTCTCACTGGGATTGGCTGTAATCTTGAAGATAGGACTGCTGTTGAGAATGCCTCGCATCTTCGATACAGTAGCCAACTCATCCAGTGTGATGACTCCTGATACACTCAGGTCGCACGAGTGAAACTTTGTCCACTCACTGGCTTCAGCCTCCTCAATCAACTTCTCAAACAGTGAAGCCTTAGCCGCACTGACGATTGTAGAAGACGTAGGCATTGAAATCTTGGATGACCCACATGTGATGTTCAGTGTCTTGGCTGAGCCTGTCTGTGAGATGCTCACGACATCATCCTTCGCCGCCTTGAGGAACTGACGAACCTTGACCAGTTCAGTGATGTCAAGGTTACCATTTTCTTTCACCTCTCCGTCTACTTCTCTTGTCTTCGTTATGTAGTGGGAGATGAAAGCAACTGATGCTGTCATGGATTTGTCATCGAAGTGTATTCGCAAGTCCTCTGCCTTGCCGAACTCCGATAGGAAGCCCAACAACTGTTTTCTGTTTATGTTTAGTTTCGTCATAGTATCACCTCAAGGTGGGGGGAAATTCAGTGGAGGAGGAAAGTATAACCCCCTAACGGAAAGAACAGGTGTTTCGGCCCACCTGCGCCCCAAAGAGTCCTGAATTTTTACCCCGTAAACCCCCATGAGTATCAAAGCGTCCCGTCGTAGAGTTCAGGTAGTCCATACCACTGTGGGTCTTTACCAGCCTCTGTAACGAGTGTAGTGCGCTTCTGTCCTTGTAGTCGAGCATTGGTCTTGCTCTTGTCGAATGTAA